GTGTTTCCCCCACTCATGCCTAAACCAAGAACTAAACCTAGACCTGATAGAGGTAGAGAGTTTTCTCATGGCAGTTGAGCAATAAGTAATCCACTTTCTAAACTGTCACAGTGGCACCGACAGGTGCCTTTTTTATGGGTATAATATGAGAGTTCAAATGAAACACACCTAACTACATCATGCCTCGTAAAATTTCTGTGACCGACGAACAACTCATTTCTGACCTCAAATCTCTGTTTGGTACAGAGTTTTCTGCTGGTGATGTTCGTGGTTATTGTGCATCTAAGGGTATTTCTTATCCCACTGTTACTAATCGTCTTGAACCTTTTAAAACTGCTCGCGGTCGTTGGAATCTTGAAGTGACTCAAGAACGAGTTGAGGAAATCGAACGCTCTTATCAAGCACCTGCCGCTCTTCCTTCTGTCGAACAAAATCTTATTCCTGAAAAAGATGATACCTTCGTCAAGTTTGGTAACTTTGCTGATGTTAAAAAAATTATTCAGTCCCGTCTATTCTATCCGACGTTCATTACGGGTCTGTCTGGTAACGGCAAAACGTTTTCTGTTGAGCAGGCATGTGCCCAGTTGGGACGTGAACTCATCCGGGTAAACATTACCATTGAAACTGATGAAGACGATCTTATTGGCGGTTTTCGCCTTGTGGATGGCAACACTGCTTGGCACAATGGACCTGTCATTGAAGCACTCGAACGAGGGGCAATCTTGCTACTCGATGAAATTGACCTTGCTTCTAACAAAATCCTCTGTCTCCAATCCATCCTTGAAGGTAAGGGTGTGTTTCTGAAAAAGATTGGACGTTGGGTGAAACCTGCTGCTGGTTTCAACGTTATCGCTACTGCCAATACTAAGGGTAAGGGTTCTGATGACGGTCGTTTCATCGGCACCAATGTCCTCAATGAGGCATTCCTTGAGCGTTTCCCTGTGACTTTTGAGCAGTCCTATCCTTCTCCTGCCACTGAGCAGAAGATTCTGGAAGGAATTGCTCTGGACCTTGGCGTGGAAGACCGTGACTTCTGCAAGCGCCTGGTTGATTGGAGTGATATCATCCGCAAGACCTTCTATGATGGTGGTATTGAGGAAATCATCAGCACCCGTCGCCTGGTCCACATCATTCGTGCCTATAGTATTTTCAAAGATAAGGCAAAGGCAATCCAAGTTTGTGTGAATCGTTTTGATGATGAAACCAAGCAAGCATTCCTTGAACTTTATGACAAGGTGGATGCTGATTTCCAAATGCCTCAGGATCGTCAGGAACTTGACCCCTCAGATACTTTCTGATATAATAATGGCAGTATAAAATACCGTTCTCTTTTATTATGGACGAATATCCGTACTCTGAAAATGACTTTAAATTCATGAACAACACATCGAACCAAGATTTCTGGATTGAGGATGGCGTTAGTTTAACTGGAAATCCAAATTCTTCTCCAGATATGATCGTCTTTGGGTCACAATCTTATGATACCAATAGTTATAATCAACTTTCTTTAGATATTAAAATGCCCGAAAATACAAATACAAATGGATTCTGGAAATATAATGAAGAAGAAATTGTAAAAGAACTTCTTGAGTACATTCGTGGTACTTACAATCAACACTACTCTGCTGGAGATCAAAAGATCCAAACTCTGGATTTGATTGAAGCGTGTGGTGATGGTGAAGCATTCTGTCGCAGTAACATTCTTAAGTATGCTTCTCGCTATGATAAGAAGGGCAGTGCCCGCCGTGATATCATGAAGATCTTGCACTATGCTGTTCTTTTGATGAACTTCAACGATAAGAATGCTGTCCGTGAAACCTACAATCAATGAAACTTCAAGATAAAACTATGAAACTCTCTGACAACACCCTGACCATTCTCAAGAATTTTGCTGGCATCAATAACTCTATTCTTGTGAAGCAGGGTAACAAACTCCGCACTATTTCTGTTGCTAAGAACATTCTTGCTGAAGCAGATATTACTGAGGAGTTTCCTCGTAGTTTTGCAATCTACGATCTTAATCAATTTCTGAATGGTCTTGGACTTCATCAAGATCCTGATCTTGATTTTGCTGAAGAATCTTATCTCAGCATCAAAGAGGGTAAGCGTCGTGTGAAGTATTTCTTTGCAGATCCAAACGTGATTATTTCTCCTCCCGATAAGGACATTCAACTTCCTTCATCTGATGTGTGTTTCCAACTGGATAGCACTTCTTTGGAAAAACTGGTGAAGGCAGCAGCAGTTTACCAACTTCCTGACCTTTCCGCTGTTGGAGAGAATGGTGTAATCAAACTGGTGGTTCGTGATAAGAAGAATGATACTTCTAACGAATATGCCATCGTTGTTGGTGAGACTGATGAAGAGTTCAGTTTTAACTTCAAGGTTGAAAACATCAAGATCATTCCTGGCGCTTATGACGTGGTGGTCTCTTCTAAACTTTTGTCACAGTTCACGAATACCAAGTATAATCTGACCTATTATATTGCTCTGGAACCTGATTCCACATTTGGATGATGCAATTTCTTCTTTATCTTTCTCCCGAAGGAACCGAAATCTATAATATGATTTCAAAAAAAATTCGGGTAGTTGAAAACACACCCATTTGTCGTAAACATGACATTTATGGTTGGTATCAAAACACATCTAAAACGATGGTTCTTTGTACAGACAGAATTCTTTCTAATAAAAATTCTAAGTACTACATAAACGAAACTTTATTTCATGAATCAGTGCATGTTGCTCAAGCATGTAAACAGAATATGAATGATGTAAAAGAATTTGGTATTTCACCTACTTCAATGAATCTTTCACACAATAAAAATAAAGATCTTATGAAATCAGTTTCAATATCAGGTAAACATACCCTTCTCCTTGAAAAGGAAGCACTATGGATGGAAGATAAACCTAAAAAAGTTAAGTATGTAGTTAAAAAGTATTGTTTTTAATTATGAACATTTTTGTGACTTCTCCCTGGCCAGCAGAAAGTGCCATTTGTCTCCCCGATAAACATATCGTGAAGATGCCCCTAGAATGCTGTCAAATGCTTTCTATTGTAGCATCAGAAAAGTGGGGACATAACTATGGTCCATTACTCAAAGCAGATCATACTCCATACAAAACTGAGAAGGGAGCATTTCGCAATCATCCGTGTACCAAGTGGGCAATGGAAAGTATCCATAATGCATATTGGTTGATTAAGCATGGATTGAACTTGTGTGATGAATACACTTTGCGGTATAATAAGACTCACTCCTGTTATAAGACTCTTGTGGATGCTTTTTATTTGTTTCCAAGGGGAAAGATTACAGAAGTAACTCCATTCGCTCGTGCTATGCCCGACGAATACAAACTTGATGGCAGCATTGATACATTTACTGCTTATAAAATGTATATTGCTTCCAAACCTTGGGTAGCAGACAATTATCTGCGTATTCCTGAGCGTAAACCTGATTGGATTTGATTATGAGTGATTTTATTTGGGTTGAGAAATATCGCCCTAAGACTATTGAGGATTGTATTCTCCCAGAGACTACAAAACAAATGTTTCGGGAGTTTCTAAATAAAGGCGAAATTCCTAATATGCTTCTTGCTGGTCCTCCTGGTATTGGAAAGACCACAGTTGCTAAGGCACTATGTAATGAACTTGGAGCAGATGTATATGTCATCAATGGATCCGACGAGGGTAGATTCCTCGATACTGTCAGAAACAATGCGAAGAACTTCGCTTCGACCGTCTCACTTACTTCGGATTCTAAACACAAAGTCATCATCATTGATGAGGCAGATAACACGTCCAACGATGTACAACTCCTCCTACGGGCGTTTATTGAGGAGTTTGCTGGGAACTGTCGATTCATCTTCACCTGTAACTATAAGAATAAAATCCTTGAACCCCTGCACTCGCGATGTGCCGTTGTTGATTTCTCAATCAAAGGAAAAGAGCGACAGTCCATTGCTGCACAGTTCTTCAAGCGTCTCCAAGAAATCCTGGTTGCAGAAGGTGTTGAATCTGATAACAAGGTCCTGGTAGAACTTGTTAATAAGCACTTTCCAGACTGGCGTCGTGTTCTTAATGAGTGTCAACGATACTCTGTCAGTGGAAAGATTGATGCTGGTATTCTTGCTACGTTCTCTGATGTTGCCGTAAATGAACTTGTTAAAAACCTCAAGGAAAAAAACTTTCCCGAAGTTCGGAAGTGGGTGGTATCTAATCTGGACAATGATACTACTGTATTGTTGCGCCGTATTTACGATGCTCTTTATCTATCCCTTGAAAACAATAGTATTCCTGCTGCTGTGCTTGTGCTTGCTAAGTATCAGTATCAGGCGGCATTTGTAGCAGACCAAGAAATAAATATGCTTGCTTGTCTAACTGAACTTATGGTGGAGTGTAACTTTAAATGAAAAACAAAAGTCACCAGGTTAAGTCTAGGTTCTATTACATTTTTTGGGGAGTTGCTACTGTTTCGGTAGTGCTTGGGCAAATCTATGTTGGAACTGGATATCGTATGATGGCAGGAAGTTTCAACAAGTTCTTTTACACACTTACAGAGTTAATGGAGGAAGTGCCAAATGGGTCTATTGATTATCGATAAAACTAAGTTGGTAGAACCACGAGTGAAGACTACACCTAAGAATGTGCAAGAGGCAAATGAAGGTCTTTTTCGTGCTAAGATGACTTTACCTGCTGCCGCAAAACATTGTGGTATGACAAAGAAAGAAATGAAAATGACATTTCTTGAATATCTTAAATACCACAAACCAGAGTATACTTGAATTATCAACGATTTTATTATGAATAAAATGAATGTATCCCGAAATGTCATTTCTGAAGATTACAAATTTGGTAGTAAGAGGAAAAAAAATTGGGAAGAATATTGTGAGACATCGTACCGTGAATTAAATTCTATTTTAGATCTCTGGCAAGATCCAAACTATAGTGCTAGACCTCTTACTAGAAGTTACTATATTAAAGTCTTTGATTGTTCCTTATGTAATTTTACTGGGTATGCAAGTGAGGAAGCATTAAAAAATAAGTTGAATGGGAAAAAAGTAGTTTACGATCACTGCCTTTCTCCTCAATTTGTTACTAGAATGATTTTGGATAATCCTGAAATTTATTTGAAAGATTATAATAATTTCAAACAGATTTTTTGGGATTGTTGTAGTACTATTATGGTAACACAGGAAGAAAATATTAGACTTTCTCGACTTACTGAGAATGATGGTTATTATTATAAAATTCATGTTCCAACACATTTAAAATATAACCACTTAGGAATTAATCTTTATTTTCGTCCAACGTTAAAAGGTAAATGGAAAGATGCTGTTCCATTGGAAACGAATATTATCGAAGTTCCCAAAAATTTGATTGAATATGAAAAGTACTTTTTGGTTTAATTATGTTATCACCTGAAAATGCTGTTTGGGCAGCAAATCAATTTATTGATTATTATTCAAAGTTTAATCGAATTGACGATTATTTGAGGTACGTAAAAAAAAGTAGAATTAATAATTCTGCTGGTAAATTATTTGGTCCTGAGGATGAAATTTTTTCAGATTTTTCTATAGATCCTAGAGATATGGTGTTTAGTATTCGTGAGGTTGATACTAGTACAAAACCAAAAACAAAATATAATCAAGAGTTGTATTCTGAAATTCTTAATATGACTGCTTCCAACCCAATTGAAGAAGCAATTCCTGGAAGAACGATTAAGTGGATAATTACAGAAGACACTACTGATAAAATTGTTGGTGTAATTAGATTTGGTTCCCCAACAATTAATTCAAAACCTAGAAATGATTATTTTGGTGAAGTTCTACCACTATCTAAAATTAATCATGAATTTGTAATGGGATTTAATATTGTCCCAGTACAACCATTTGGATATAATTATCTTGGTGGAAAACTTCTTGCTCTTTTGGCATCATCCAATGAACTCAAACGACAATTTGATGCAAAGTATGGAACTAATCTTCAATACTTTGAAACTACTTCACTATACGGTACTACAAAAGGAGTATCCATGTATGATGGTCTTAAACCTTATGTCAGACATATAGGAGATACTGAAAGTAATTTTCTTCCATTGTTTCATGATGATTATTTTCGTGAAATGTTTTGGTGGTTTAATAATAATGCTAATGGTGGAGAAAGACTTGTTTCTGCAGACAAATCATCTAAAAAATTAAAAATTCAAACCAAGATGATTTCAATCATCATGAAGTCTCTTCAAGATGCTTCAAAGTTACATGAGTTTAAACAATGTATCACTCATGCTAAGTCTCTTACCGAGAAAAAACGTTATTATATTTCAAAATTTGGATATGAACCTGAAGAGGTTATTGGGTGGTGGAAAAGTAAAGCATCGAAAAGATATGCAAAACTTAATAACGAAGACAGATTAAAAACAGAATTGGAGTTGTGGACATCTGATTCTGAACTAGAAATTATTAGATAATATGGAATTAAAAGACTGGTTAAATTCTATCAATCAGACTAAACAAAATTTGATTGATGAAGATCCTTCATTAGAAAGAGAATATCCCTCTTACATTATTAACCGATGTTTTTCTGGACATGTGGACTCTATTATGTTTTCAAATGAAATGAATAGATATCATTTTCTTTCTAAAAAGATGCAATATGATTTTTTTATAAATATTCTGAGGAAAAAGAAGAGGTTTTCTCCCTGGATCCGAAAAGATACAATCAAAGATCTTGATTATGTCAAACGATATTATGGTTATAGTAATGAAAAGGCAAAACAAGCTTTGAGAATTCTCACAAAAGAGCAACTAACATTTATTAAATCAAAATTTGAAACTGGAGGAACAAAATGAGCGTGGTTCAAGTACCTGAAGTGAAATGGGCACCTGATCAAATGGTAGAAGTGGTTCTTAATGAACCTGATGACTTTTTGAAAGTGCGTGAAACTTTGACCCGTATCGGAGTCGCTTCTAGGAAAGAGAAAAAAATTTATCAGTCTTGCCATATTCTTCACAAGCAAGGCAGATACTATCTGGTTCACTTTAAGGAGTTGTTTGCCCTTGATGGCAAACATGCAAACCTGACGGTGAATGATGTTCAGCGTCGCAATCGCATTGCCCAACTTCTTGCTGATTGGGGACTCATCACTATTGTTGATGCAACCAAGATTCAAGATATTGCTCCACTCAATCAAATCAAAGTCCTTGCTTATAAGGACAAAAGTGACTGGATTCTGGAAACCAAATATAATATTGGTTCCAAGAAGAAAAAAGTTGAGGAAGCAGAATGAAACAAGGGGGTTGACGAACCCCCTTTTTTATGTTAGAATTACGTTGCACCGTATAAATCTGATCATGTTAGTCACTGATTATAGAAAAAATGTGACAATGGAGAGTATCTCAGAAAAATATCCAAATTTTGAATCTGAATATAAAAAAATTTGGAGAGCAATTTGTAAACGATGTCTTTCCGCACAAGCATCTAGAAATTCAACATCAACTCGCCTTGGTGGTGTAACAGAAGAATCTAAAAACTTTTTTCCATATTTAAATAATGATGAACTGAGAACTGTTGCTAAGTGTATTAGTGCAAGGTTCAGAAATAATCGTGGACACGAAGACTGGGATGCTTGGAGAAAGAAACTTCCTAAAATTTTTGAAGATGTTGAAGATATGAATGATCGAGTATTAACTGTATTTGAAACCATCGATGGTATGCCACAATCAGTATCTCAAATTATGAAAGAACTTACTTTCACAGTTACAGTTTGTTCTGATGATGGTGCTCAAGTATTTAAGTGGAGTGGAGTTCCGAAAGACATTGCTATGACATCTATTTCTGAAATCACTAAGGCACTTGCCTGAAAACCGAACAAAAAGGTGAGGGGTTTACCACTCCTCTTTTTTATGTAATTTGATATATAATAATTGAGAACGCCGTAAAGGGTTCACACAACACAAACTCGCTTTTAAAGGAGCTACAATAATGACAAACCTCACCAGGTACACTGCTGCGGATCTTAACACCTTGATGGATAAGATCACTCGTAATAGCATTGGTATGGACGAATACTTTGATCGTCTGTTTAATCTTCACGAAACTACAAAAAACTATCCACCTTACAACCTGATTCAGGTAAATAATGTAGAATCTCATTTAGAGATTGCACTAGCAGGTTTTAAAAAAGGAGAGGTCAATGTCTTCACGGAGTATGGAAAACTTTTTGTCGAAGGGCAACGGGAGGACACCGAATCCGAGAAGACGTTTGTCCACAAGGGACTGGCTCAAAGAAGTTTTCAACGAGCGTGGACTTTATCCGACGACACAGAAGTACGGGAAGTCACCTTCGAAGACGGACTCCTCAGAATCGTCCTCGGAAAAATAGTTCCAGAGCACCACGCCCGTAAGGATTATCTGTAATTCTTAACATTTGTCTTATATTCAGTAACGGTGGTTACAGACTTTTGTATCACTATGATACATAATTG